TGCTGCAGACTTGTCATCTTCACAACTGCAGCCGAAAGACCCTGACCTGACAGCTATCGCCGGATTGACTCCGGCGGCAAACGACAGTCTTCAGTACAAGTCTGGTGCTTGGGCGAACCGAACCATGGCCCAGTTCCTGGTCGACATCGCAGCTGCCGGCGCTGCCGCTGGATATTTGTACAACGGATCAGCCTACGTAGCCGTCAACACTCCAGGCATTTACGTGGGCAGCGCCGACCCGGGTTCCGTGGCGAACGGATCTGTCTGGTACACGGTGTAGCGAATGACATATTCGCAGACTATCATCGACAACTTCAACGACAACTCGTTCGATACCACCATTTGGAATCGAACAGATAGTACAGCAGTCGTTGAAGCAAGCACGGTCATGACAATCACGCCTGGTCTTGGGGTTAACAAGGAGCTCATCGCCAAGGCCACATTCGATTTGACCACAGGAATCGTGGCCGGAAAGATCTCCAAGAGCGGCACAGCTTCTTCAAGCACCGACTTCTACATCAACATTACTGACTCGGCCGCATTGGCTTCTGGAAACCAGGCTCAGGCAGTCAGTGTAGGTAGTTCAGGAACTATCGATTGGGACTTTCGAGGTTCCACAACTATCGCTTCGAAAACAAACATCGGAACGCCAGTAGGCCCGACAGCCACCAGCGGCTGGTCAGCTGGTACTTGGTGGGGCGTCGGAAACATGGGTGCAACTAACATATTGCATCTGTACAGCTCTTCTGATGGTCAGACCTGGACCGAGATGAGTCACGTGACTCTCGGCGGAACGTTCTCCAAGACCGCGGCTCACGTTGAGTTCATGGCGAACGACACGAGCGGATCGTCGTCCGGCAGCAAGATGATCGTCGATGACGCATCATATTTCGTTCCAAGTTCAGTCGCGGGCAAAGTTCGCTCCGGCGGTGCCATGGTGAAACCAACCGCTGTCAAAGTTCGCTCCGGCGGTGCATGGGTCGTTCCGACAGCTGTCAAAGTTCGTTCCGGCGGTGCATGGGTCGTTCCAACCAACTAGGAGGCCCAATGACAGTATCAATTACATCAAAGGGCACCTGGGCAAAGACTGATGCGTTTCTCGGCAAGATGTCAAAGCTGGACATTTCAGCGCAGCTTAACGCTTATGGCGCGGCTGGTGTTGATGCTCTGGCCCATGCAACGCCAACGAGAACGGGTCTTACAGCATCCTCGTGGTTTTACCGGGTGTCTAAGTCCGGTACTACCTGGTTCCTGTCCTGGTACAACTCGAACATCCACGAAGGTGTTCCGGTAGCTATATTGCTTCAGTACGGCCACGGAACCGGGACCGGCGGTTATGTTGCCGGCGAGGACTACATCAATCCAGCTATCCGGCCTATATTCGACGAGATAGCCAACAATGTCTGGAAGGCGGTGACTTCAGCGTGAGCAGTATTGACGAGAGAATCGTCGAAATGACGTTCCAGAGTGCAGACTTCGTCAAGAATGTCGCGAATACAGTCACCGCCCTGGACAACTTGAAGAACAAACTCAACTTCAAGGGCGCCGAGGACAGCCTTAACAGTCTTGATTCGGCCGGCAAGAAATTCTCACTCTCTGGAATGGGCGCGGGCATTGATGCCATAGCGTCTAAGTTCAGTGCCATGGGCGTTGCCGGCATCGCTGTCTTGTCTAACCTGGTAAACAGGGCTGTCAATGCCGGACTGGCTCTCGCTAAAGGTCTCACGATCACGCCAATCCTGGCGGGACTCGATGTCTACGAGACCAAGATCAATGCGATCCAGACCATTCTGGCTAACACCCAGTCTCAGGGAACAACTCTTAACCAGGTCACCGCGGCGCTGCAGGAACTGAACGTCTACGCCAACAAGACGGTGTTCAGTTTCGCCGACATGACGAAGAATATCGGCACATTCACCGCCGCCGGTGTTGACCTGAACACGTCAGTTTCCTCGATAAAGGGCATCGCGAACCTCGCAGCCTTGTCTGGCGCTAGTGCAGACCAGGCATCCAACGCGATGTACCAGCTTTCTCAGGCGATCGCCTCCGGCAGTGTCAAGCTTCAGGACTGGAACTCGGTCGTCAACGCCGGTCTGGGTGGTAAGACCTTCCAGACTGCGCTCGAGAACACGGCCAGGGCTGCCGGCACCAACATCGACGCAATCATCAAGAAGGCCGGAAGCTTCCGGCAAAGCCTGCAGGAAGGCTGGCTTACGTCCGATGTTCTGACGAAGACACTTTCGCAGTTCACCGGCGACCTGAGTGCTGCCCAGATCAAGGCGATGGGCTTCACGGATCAGCAAGCACAGCAGATCCTGGCGCTTGGCAAGACGGCTGTCGCCTCGGCTGTGAACATCAGGACAATTACGCAGTTGATGGCTGCGTTGCACGAGGAAGTTGCGACCGCCTGGTCTACGGTATGGGAAACCCTGATTGGAAACATTGGTCAGGCGACTTCTCTGCTGACTGGCGTTCACAACATCCTTGAAGGCGCTCTTACTCAGCCGATCTACAATCTCAACAAGCTCCTGCAAGGGTTTGTTGCTCTTGGCGGTCGTACTGAGCTCATCCACGCCATCAGCGACGCGTTCAGCATCCTGAACTCTTTCCTTAAACCGATCGGCCAGGCATTCAGGGACATCTTCCCGCCGACCACCGCCATCGATTTGATGAACATAGTCCTCGCCTTTGAGAACTTTGAGGACGCAGTCCGACCGAGCCCAGCCACTATCGAGAACATCCGCAAGACCTTTGACGGGTTGTTCTCAGTTCTGAAGATCGGCGAAGATGTCGTCAAGGGCGTCTTTACAGTCATCGGGACTGTGTTCAGTGCAATCGCCGGAGGTAGTGGCGGAGTTCTGCAGCTGACTGGCAACGTCGGCAGCATGGTCACGAAGTTCAAGGACACGATTGAGTCTGGTAACGGACTGAGCAAGTTCTTCCAGACGCTTGGTAACGTGATTGCCTCGCCAATCAAGCTTGTTCTTGACGCGGCCGGCGGATTCAACATCCTCGGCACTGCTGTTCAGAAGGCATGGGATGTAGCGCAGCCTGTCGTCGGGAACATCGCCAAGGCCTTCGGATCCCTCGGCAACGCCATAGGCCAATCTGTTCAAAATGGCAGTTTCGCCAACGTGGTCAACACGTTCAACCAGGTTGTCCTCGGCGGAATTCTCCTGGCAATTAAGAAGTTCATAGGCGGACTGGGAGAAGGCTCCGGCGGTGGAGGTCTATTCGCCTCGATCAAGGAATCTTTCGAGGGTTTGACTGGCGCATTGCAGGCCATGCAAACGAACTTGAAGTCGGGCACCCTCGAGAAAATCGCTCTGGCGGTTGCGCTTCTCACCGCGTCGATCATCGCGCTATCGTTTGTCAACATCCCGAACTTGACCAAGGGCCTGACCGCCATCACGGTGGAATTCACAGACCTGATTGCCTCCATGGCAGTCATCGACAAGTTGTCGGGCGCCACAGGAATCGTCAAGCTTCCTGTCATCGCAGCGTCGCTCATATTGCTGTCTGGCGCAATTCTGATTCTTTCAACAGCAGTCGTTATCCTAGGTCATCTCAGTTGGACCGAAATCGCTAAAGGTCTCTCGGCTATCGCGGTTCTTCTCGGAGAACTCGTAGTCACCGTTGCCTTGTTGTCGAGCGATACAGCCGGCTTGTATTCTACTGCAATAGCCATGGAAGTAATGGCCGTTGCTATGAACATCATGGCCGGAGCGGTCGGCAAACTCGGTTCTATGGACTTCGCCACACTGGCCAAGGGAACCATCACCATTGCAGCGTTGCTCCTGATTATCTCAGGATTCAATGCGATCAGTGCTGGTGGTCTAGAGCTCATCACGACAGCTGCCGCCATGGTTGTCGTTGCCGGGGCCCTGAACATCCTGGCGATCGCTATCGGTACTCTTGGGTCCATGTCCATTAGTGAACTGGCCAAGGGACTTGTCAGTATCGCTGCAGCGCTCTTGATCATGGCCGCCGGTCTAATTCTTATGACCGAAGGTCTTCCTGGAGCGGCAGCACTCATCGTTGCTTCCACGGCGATCGTCATTCTTTCCACGGCCTTGCAGAATATGGCCGGCCTGTCCTGGCAGGATATTGCCCAGGCGCTTGTCACACTTGCCGGGTCGCTGCTCATCATAGCCGCGGCTCTTATTGTGATGGAACTATCCCTGCCTGGAGCAGCGGCGCTCATCGTTGCTGCAGGTGCCTTGGCAATTCTGGCTCCCGTCCTCGTGGTACTGAGTACCATACCCTGGGAAGGAATAGCGAAGAGTCTTGTTGCGCTGGCCGGCGCATTCATAGTCATCGGCCTAGCCGGACTAGTCTTGACTCCGCTGATCCCGTCACTGCTCGGCCTTGGCGCGGCCATTACCCTGCTGGGTGTGGGGATACTGGCTGCGGGAATTGGTGTAGCGGCATTCGGTGTCGGATTGACGGCCTTGGCCATCTCCGGCGGAGCTGCATTCACCGTTCTCGTGGCCGGTATCCACGCTTTGCTGGCAGTCGTGCCGGATATTATCACTACGTTCGGCAGGACGATCACTCAGCTAGCCAACGCTATCGGGACCGCCGCTCCGGCCATCTTGAGAGCTTTCACAGCGATTATGACGGCCCTTCTCAACGCCGTTATCACGCTAACGCCAAGGATCGCACAGGCTGCTACGGTGCTTATCACGGGTATTCTTACCGTGCTGAGCGCCAATGCGCCGAGGATTGTATCTGTCGTGGCTACCATGATGGTGAACATCCTCAACGCGATCGCCTCGAGAGCCGGTGCTCTCGCCGCAGCCGGCGTGAACGTGATTGTAGCTGTTCTGAACGGTATTTCGGCCAATGTCGGCAGAGTCGTAGCGGCTGCTGCAAATATGGTCATCAACTTCATCAACGCAATCGGCGCTGCCGGTCTCAGGATTACCGCAGCCGGCGCCGCGATGATCATCAACTTCATCAACGGCCTGGCTAATCAGATTAACGCTGAGGCTCCTGCTCTGCGGCAAGCTGGCCTGAACCTGGCCGAAGCGATCATCAACGGCATGACCGGCGGTCTTCTCAGCGGCGGCGGATCAATCATATCCGCGGCAGAGTCAGTCGCTAGTTCAGCACTGCATTCTGCGCTGAGCTTCCTCGGGATTCACTCCCCGTCGAAGGTGTTCGATGAGCAAGTAGGCCAGATGGCCGCCCTTGGCATATCTGTCGGTCTGCTCAAGATGGCCGACAACGTGGGGCAGGCATCTAGCACGGTCGCTCAGAGGGCGCTTGACTCGCTTAAGGACGGGCTGAGCAATATCGACAGCCTTGTCTCGGACAACGTGAACTTGCAGCCCACAATCACGCCTGTTATCGATCTTACGCAGGCGCAGAAGGGCTTCAGCGACCTGTCCGCTCTGACGAAGTCGCAGCTTATCTCTGCTGACACGTCCAACATCAAGGCGACTTCTATATCCGCTGACAACGCTGCAGCTGCGGCGGCAGCAGGTCTTGCGCCGGCTACGGGTAGCGCAGTCTCGTTTACCCAGATCAACAATTCGCCAAAGGCGCTTGACGCCGCAACAATCTACCGTCAGACAAATAACCAACTATCCGTCGTGAAGGGAGCGCTTCCCAAGTTATGCTCACCAAAGTAGAAATCGTTAATGTGCGGGGCGACGTTCTGCCTTTGCCGCTGGCAGATTTCTCCGGTGGATATTTGGTTAAGGACATTCAGGGTCTGAGCCCCGTCAAAGCATCACTTACGTCGTCATCGATGGCGCAAGTTGACGGGGCTCAGCCTCAGTCCTCCCGGAGAGACATCCGCAACATCACCATGAAGATTGGCCTTAAGCCTGACTACGACACGCTAACTGTCGCCGGC